AGGAATGAAACGGAGCATGATATGAAGGAGTTTCATAATCAGGTGATGAGGCAATTATATATTTAACTCCATTATCTAATAATCTTTTTATAAAAGCATCTGGGTCTACTAAATGTTCCAATACTTCTGTAGCAATTGCTATATCCGGAAATTCAATAAATTCATTTACAAAGTCTAAATATTTTATATTTTCAGAGTTCCCTTTCTGTACAGCGTCTTCAATATTAGTAGGTTGTAAGTCATATCCCCAAATTTTATTAGGTAATTTACTTTCTATTTCTCTAATAAGACCTCCATTCCCACATCCAAAATCAGCAATAGTAGTCTCTGAATTATCCCCTACTATCTGAATTAGATATTCTAGAACCTGCATTAATCTTGGTCTATGATTATCTTGATTTATATGATCTGCTAATTCTCTACTTTTATACCACTCAGCGTCATGTGAATGGGGTTGATCAAATGTTTTATATCTCATATAAACTTTTTACTTTATTAACATCGTTTGGAAAATCATTTCCGCTTCTATAAACAGCGTATGCTTGTTGATCTATATAAGCTACTGAAGCAGCATCCACATATTGTGAATCTCTTTCTGCTTTGCCATTATCTGGATGGACATGTTCAAATGTAACGTTATCAAAGTATTTTATTATGTTTAGGTTATTTCCTAAATCCAACCAAAAATTATCAGCATACATATGAAGCAAACATTCAGGAACCATAAATCCTAATACATCTACTATATTTGAAGTTAAACAAACTGCAGTAGGTAATTTAGCACCTTGTAATAAGTCATTACCATAGGCAATACCTATACCGTTGTTGCTTTCAAAATAACTAATGAATTGTGATTCCCATTTAGTTCTAATAATATGATCATCTCCAAAGAAAGCAACATACTTGTATGAATCTTTATATTTCATAGCAATTTGATTCAATGTAGGAATCATTCTAATTCTAGGATTTACCTCATATATAACTCCTTCTCTAACAGGATATTTGTGAGCATCATCATCATCTAAAGCTATACATAAATCACTAAATCCTTCAGTATTTGATTTCCAATTTTCAATAAATCTATCTACATTTGGGTATCTTTCACTATCTCCACTTCTTGATGGAACTATAATTAATATATCTTTCATTTTAGTCTTGTTTAAAATATTCAATGTAATTTAAAGCTTCCATATATGTGCTTCCAAAATGCTGGATGGTTTTCATATCAGCTTTGTGAGTAGCGCCTTCAGGGAATTTTGATTTTTCTTCTTCAGTAATTGGTGTTGCTTTAACACCGGCCCACTGCCAAACATTATCTACTAAATCAACGAAAACCATTCCCTTGGTTGGGTGGTTGATTGTTGAAGGGTACCAGTAATATCCATTTTTATCTAATTTTTTAACGGCTCTATATAATTCAGGTAATACAGATTCTGTTTGTTCTAAATTAATTTTCTCAATATGTTGATCTGAATTTGATGCAAACCCACAACCAAAACAATGCCATAGTTTCTTTTGTTCTTGTTCTACTTCATAGCAGAAATCTGATTCACATGCGGGACATGTTATTAATTTATCCATTATTTTTTAATTTACTTGTTGTTGTTGTAACCCAATTACCACCTAAATCTTCTGCGTTGTAATGAAGGCCTTCGTTTCCATTCTGTCCTATAATATCCATTCTACGTTCTGCTTCTTCTTCAATCCAACTTTCTTGGTCATGACCTGAGCAAGGGGGTGTTTTTAAGATATCATTAACCTCTGCCAATTTATCTTTTAATGTATCCCATTGTTTAGGTGATATATTATATTCATGTACTCCTTGAGTAAATCCTTGTAACCAAATTATAAATTCTTTACTTGTCATTTTCAGCTTTATTTAAGGTTGGTAATGTTGTTTTACTTAGTTTAGGTAGTGGTATTTCTTTAGTAAAATTAGCATCTAATATTTCAATTAATTTTTTACCCATTTTTTCTAAACTAAAGTCATTTCGACAAATATACGACTGTCTTTTTGCTTTTTCAACAAATTCATCATAATCTGCATAAACTGCTTTTAATGCTAATGATGCTTGGTTATAATCGGGAGTGAACCATTTTGATTCTGCTATTAGCATATTTTCTACTACAGCACTCTTATCTATTGGCTTTATTTCACCACCTACAAACACACTAAAATCTTTACTTAAGAAATCAGTATGTCCACTCCATCCACTAACTACAATTGGTTTTTGTGCCTGAGTAAATTCAATTAATGGTCTTCCATATCCTTCACCTTTAGTTAAGCTTAACATTGCTTTTACTTTGGAATGATTATATAAACCATTCATTTCATCATCTGTTAACTCACCATGAAGTAAATAAATGTTAGGTAAATCACCGTCAACCATTGATTTAACTTCTTCTATTTTAGCAACCATTTGGTCTCTATCCATAATTGAATAACTACCACCATTTACTTTTAAAATAAGTCCCGGTTTTACTTTTCTATTTTTAAAGGTTTCAAGAAACGCTTTAATAGTTCCACCCATATTTTTTCTATCTTCTCCAAAACTACCTTGTAACCAATGGCCAACAACTAAAAAATTAAAATGTTCAGGAATACTCTTTAATATATCGTCTAAAGTTTCATCAATTTGATTTGTTTTTTTATAAATCTGAGTATCAACCCCCTCAAACAATACTTCCACTGGAACTGTTGTTTCAATTATTCCAACAACTTCTTCAGGATTATCTTTTTTACGTTGTTCGTATTTTGAATTTAGAAATACATTTTTAGAATGGTTACATGAAGTTAATACTAAATCCATTCTATTACATCCTTCAATCCAAGTAGTAGCACATAAATCTGTTTCAATACCAGCAGTAATACCAATATTGTATTTACCTACTTTTTGAAACTCATTAGGTACTGTAATTTGGATCCAAATATCAGGAGCATTTTCTAATTTATTATTGCTTGGTTGGATACAATCAATAATTTTTTTATGATCAGGGTTTGATGTTTTTAAAAATCCAAATGGAGTACTACCCCATCTTTGTGATAGAATTTTAACTTCATATTTTTCTGAATTAATGAGTGCTTTAACTACATCTCTTGCTCTTGCTCCATATCCACTAAATGTGTCTATTGGGCAACTAATTGCTATAACTGGTTTCATAACTATTCTGCTATTAAATAAGGATTATAATGTTGAGGTTGATCAGGGGTTTCAATAGGAATCAATTCATATGCGTATCTTGGAGTCCATTTTTTAAATGTTTCTTCAATACCATCTATAACATTCTTAGACATCCATCTAGCTGACATCATTGATTCATCCGATGTTACCCATTTGTAAGCTGCTTGGCCTCTTTCTTTAAAGTTTTGAGGTGTTATTGTTTTAAGACCATATACTACTGAAATTTGTTCAGCAATATGAGTTGGTTCAGCTCTATCATCAAATATATAAGGTGTTGGTTGAGAACCTACTAAACTTAAATTATTTGGGAATACTGGAAAAGCCCACTCACCACAGTTTTTATATTTACCTCTATGGTTTGAACCAAATTTTTCAGTGAATTTAATCCACTCACCCTTTTCATCTTCAAAACGCATTTGGTCTTGCATCCCACCTGTTACTGTAGCGATAATTGGTTTACCACACATCATAGATTCAGTCAAACTCAAACCCCATCCTTCATTACTACTAGGTAATATAGTCGCATCACAAGCATTATAAAGTAAATTCATTACTTGTGTTGCTTGTTTACCTTGAGAGAAGATAATATTTCCACCTTCTTTTCCAAATATCATATCTCGTACTGCTTCTAAATCAGTACCATGCTCATCTTTTACTTGAGTATGCATTACCAAACAAGTTTTACTTGCTTGTTCTTTAGATAATTGAGAACGAAATTTATTCCATGCTAACATTAAATCAGGTACTGATTTACGTCTTATATTTCTAGCATTATATAGTAATGTAAAATCATATTTTTTATCACCAAACAATTGTTTTTTAAACTCTTGTAAAGCTAAATATTCAGGTTTATCTTCAGTGATAGGAAAGAAAATATTTTCATTTATTCCATGGGGGATATATTTAATTACTTTTTCTTCAGCTACCTCTCCTAATACAACCCTATTAATGTTTTCTGTTTGTTTGCTGATTGCAAATAAAGCATCACATGACTCATAGTATGGTTTATTATACATTGGGTATGGAATACTATCCCAAATATTTAAATAGATAAGAGGTAATTGTTTTCTTAACTCATGTTCATTTTGGAATAACCAAATCCAATAACGAGGATCTGTAAAGATCATCATTGCATCTGGTTTTTCAGTCTTGATTATTTGGCGTACAAAGTCTATAGTACCATATCCTTTTACAGGATAAATAAATACATTAGAATCTTCAATACCAGCATGTTCATTAGTACTAGCACAGATGTCTAATTTTTTACCCTCTTCAGGATGATTAATCCCCCCACCTAAATTGATCCAATTAAAATAATGAGCGGTACCCACTACTATTTCTCTAGCCATAGTGGATATACCGCTCGTCATTCTAATATCATCACAAAGTAATAGGATTTTCTTTCTATTCTCTTGTTTAATATAACCTTCTTTCATAACGTAGTTAGTCTTCTTTTTTCAGTTGTGTATTTAATTGGTTTTGTACCGTTTTACGGAATTCTTCATCAGTTAAATATAAATACATTGCACGCTCTGTTAATTTTTGAATGCTGAATTTATGTTTAACGCAGGCTACTTTGAATTCTTCAAATAACGATTCAGGCACCTTTACACTTGTTAATTGCATTTTTTCTGCCATAGTTTATAGTTTTTATATATTCGGATATAAATATATAAACTTTTAAGAAGCTGCAACTTTGTCGCAAAGTTCTGGTTTATCGTTGTAAGGGCACCACTTGCATGCGCTTTCTCCAACATTTTTAAGATACGACTTCATTTGGGGTTTACCAAATTCATCAAAACAATCTTTAAGAAAATTACTAAAATTGTCTGTTGCTTGTTTTCGTTTTATTTTACCACTTGCTGGTTTAAATGATTGGACTCTTGGGGTTGGGTATTCTGATTGTTCCCATATTTTTCGTTTGACAATGAAGTATTCGACTTCAATTTTCTCAATATCGACCCCAAATTGTTTTGAAAAGTACTCCTTGTATAATAACACTTGAGCAATTTTACTATCGTCTTTTTTTTCTTTATCTCCCCATCCTCGTGTTGATGTTTTAATATCATATATATAAATTTTATCTAAATCTTCATCATACAATACAAAGTCAATAAATCCTTTTAAAAATACATTATTAGCAACATTTGTTAATATTGGTATTTCAATGCCTAATAATTTTACTCGACGAATACTAAATAATATATTTCTATTTTTCTTAATCCACTTCATTATAGCAACAGCATCCTCATAAAATTCTCCCATTTCTTGAGGTGTAGTAAAATGAGATCCCATTTTCTTATATTCCTTAGAATATACTTCTGAGAAGTTGGATTGAAATAATTCTTCTAGATCCATTCTATCAGCTGCTGCTCCACTTACATTATACATCGTTTCAAGATATGATTGTATAGTTTCGTGAAATGCGGTTCCAAATACAGTATGTATACTGGCTTGGTATGGTTGTTTATTTTCTACGTAAGTTAAATACCACTTATAAGGACATGAAGCCCACATAGTGTATTGAGAATAAGATACAGTTTTTTGGAATGCAAGATTAACCTCAGGTTTTTGGTGGTTCTTTATCTTAAGTTCAACCTCAGATAGTTTCTTTTTTCCCACTAATTTCTTGTTTAATTTTTTCTAAATACAAGATTGCATCCATATGCTCTTGTTTAGCATGTTCAATCCACTCAAGTAATGATAAATCAGTACGATCAAGATCAACACCATATTTTTTCTTACCCATAAGAGCCCTTGCTGTAAATTGATCAAGAATTGAACTTACAACTGAATCTAATTCATGTAATATACCATCATCGTCTTCAACACAATAGTTTCCGGTAAATGGTTGATGTTGTTCTTTATTTTCCATTGATTTGTGATATTATATTGTTTAATTCGTCTTTAGGAAGCATTGAAATATACTCTTTAGCTTCTTTCTTACTTACCTCGAAATACAATGATACGGCCTCTACGTCACCAGCATCAAATTCAATTTTATTTTTAGCTTTAATATATTTTAGATACTTGTATTGTTTAGGTATAAGATCCTTGTATAAATTATATAGATACTCACCCTTCATTTGCCAAGTATTCTTTTGAACAACATTAACTACCTCACAATAATCAGGATCCATACTGAGAAAACGATTAATCATCCAGTTATTCCATCCTTCGTCACCTAGATAAGCGCCTTTATTAGTTGTGATATTCTTAATATGATCAAATATATTCATTAGTATGTTTTATTATTCTGCAATACGTCATTTTTTAACTTATCCATACGACTTGTAAAATGGCTATATTGAGATTTGATTTGTTTATCTAAATTATCATTAACTGCTCTTTGAAAGTTTTCTGATTGTTCAAATAAGGCTTTAATATCATAAGTTTGTTTATCTAACTCATTTATCTGGTTTTGGAGTTTATCCATTCTTTTAGTGCTATAGTATACTGTAACTGCATTGGCAATTGCTACTATAAGTAATGCTATTGATGTTAACATAATTAAAATTTAATAATTTTACCACCGCTTTCCTCTTCGGGTTCAGTAGTTTGTGATTGTGTTTGTTGTCTCATTTGCAATGGGAGGAATTCTTCATTCACACTTCCACAGCTCATACAGGCAAACACTTGAATAGGAATCAAAGCATCTTGTGCTGTTCCTGTTAATAATCGAGATGCTTTTCTAAGCAATACTCCTTCTTGGAAAACTTGACTACCACACTTATCGCAAGATACTGGTGATGTCTTATCTAAACCAATGTTTAGGTTCATTTGTTGATCCATTATAATACTTGTTTTTTATTTGTTTTGGTTAAATTCTATTGGTTCAGCTTTTTTCAAAAATTCATTTACTAACAAATCAAGCCCCATTAATTTTAATGTTTCTTTTATTTGTTGTTCTGTATATATGTTTTCATTATCTGATATTTCAAATGCAAAAATAGAATTATCATAGTGTCCCCAATCTTTTGATTGTAAATTAATTTTAGTTACTTGTTTTTCTGTATATAGTTTCATAGGTTATTTGTTTATATTTTTAAATTTCCAAGCAAATCCAAATGCTGTTTTTTGTTTACCATTACAGCAAGCACTTATATCCCCCACTCTAACACCTGTTTGTCTTGCAGCTTCGTTTATTGAAATATACTCATTTATCTTTGCCCCTTCTAAATTATATTGCTCTACTGGTTTCTTTGTTGGGTGGGAATCACTTATGTTCTGTCTCCATTCTGCTGTTTTTACTCTACCTTTAGCAGATTGGCTTTTCTTTTGTTTTGTTTCTTCAGAATCCTTTTTTCCAATGTGAGATTTACTCATTTTTTGTTTTGTTTTTTCAGACATAATTCCTGTTCCTCCAGGTTCACCTCCAGCTTTTAATACTAACCCATTAGGGTGCAAAGCATTATAATATTCAGTCCAGTATAATTCACGTTCATCTAACATATCTTTCTCACATTCTTCTATTAGTTCAAATGTATGGTTTTCTTTACCATACTTAGTAATCGAATTGTATACTAGTATACACTTAGATGAATGTCTGTTTTTATGAGCCGTTAATCTTCTATTTACATTAATGCTTTGACCAATGTAAATTTTACCGTTTGGGTTTGTTATTTTATATATTCCTATCATATCAATAAATATATGAAGAATATATTCCCCGTCGGGGACTACAATACTTGTTTCTTAGTAGCTTCAAGTATCTTAGCAATACAAGCCATTGCATTTATTTCCTTATCTGGCACTACACCTGCTCTCCAGATAAAATCATCTAATATAAC